CATCTGCTGCTTCTCCAAACTTCGGGTAAACATCTGTCACTGGGTCTTCTACGGAGAATTTGACTTTAAACGTTGCTATTGCATCAGGATCGTCATTTGAACATGAATAGACGTCGTTTGATACCGAAAGCACCCTAACGTCTTTTCTTCCCATCTTTAGATAGTCGTCGTAGATAGCGAGCCTTCCGCCAACAGCCTTGTTGTTTCTTCCGTACAAGAAATTTACGAATGCAGTAATATCTCTGGATATATTGTCTTCACTACCTTTATATATGAAGTCTACTTCAATATCGTATTCCTTTATAGGTATTTTTTTAGGGATATAAACATCCCTCCCATCCTCTCCCGGCCAATCCCGCGTCGGTAGTTCTTTAGATTCCGGGTTTTTCATGAAAGGAAATTTACTACAGCCAATATTAAACGCCTCCAAAAGGTCAACAACTTCACCTTTCGTATAGGATACCCCATCGAAATAAAGCTGCTGTATGTATAATCTTGTTATTAACATAGTACAAATGTTATTTGTGCAAATATATTGAATTATGTTTACAAAATTATGATATATAATTAAAATCTACTATGTAAATATTAATTACCTAAATAATCTGTTAATTTATTTGTTTTATTTCCTTATATTTGCAGTAAATATTACGAATATGGAAAAGGAAAGTTTGAGTTCTATATTAAGAAGAGAAGCAAGGTTGATTGGCTTATGCGACGAGTGGTACAACTCATGGAATAAAGATGCCTCGCCACAGGAACTTATAGATAAGTATTTTGATGGACTTGATTTTCCAATGAAACATCACTGGCCATCTAATGAATTTATTAAGAACAACTTTGATAAAGGATTGCTAAGGAAAAATAACTTATTAGTAGATGATAAATACAGTGTTTTAAACCCAGCCGAAATGGTTGCTCTTGGCAACACCGTATCTACTATAAGAATAAACGGAATATCACACTCGTCTATTTATGCAAGAGATAAATCCAGATTAAATATTTCTGTTAGAGGTAAGGCTTTTGTCATCATACATTTATTCGACCAGTCGAATGTTGATGTAAATACTTTTGACACTCCAAATGTATTGTTATTGATACATTCAAATAATGCTTTTTACAATGTATCTGATATGGTAAAAGTAAAGAAAGAACTTGACTACTTAAAATAGTTCTCAAATTCATTGAGTAGTATTAACAAATTTGCCCACAACTCCTAATTACATATAAATAGAGGGCAGCACAAAGCGCGCCGCCCTCTTTATAATATGTGTGTACTTGAAATTATGCTATGTGTAAATTTTGATTCCCATATATAACACTATGTAAATCGTTTGCGAGAGTATCTACTCTATTGTATAGTTCTCCATTTTCACTTATTATAGACCGAATAGCAGCTACATTAGCATCTATTCTGCCCATCATAGTTGCCATTCCTGTTATCTGCTTTATGTAATCTGGCCACATTTCGTTAAGGAATTGAGTTTTCATTAATCGAATGACGGCAACATCTTGTCTTAAAGCGTTAATGTAGCCGCCCAATAGGTTGCTTACATCTTCGCTTGTGCCTTTCATTGCAGAGCTTAACGTAGTACCAGTATCACGCTTCAGTGACAACCCAGCGTTGTTAATGCCGGCTTCATAGGCGTTCATGAACTCTCTTGCGGCAATGACGGATTTTTCTCCTTCTCCACCTTTACCAAAGAAGTTACTCACAATGTCAGATACTTTAGACGCGCTTCCCTTGACATCTTTGACATCAAACACCCCGGTAAGATTATTCTTTAACTTTTCAAACATCGGCTCCATGATTTCCATCTGCATCATCTTTGATGCTACATTTTGCATGATGCTTGTCACCGTATCACCATATGCCTTGGCCATACTTTCCCCATTCTCAAACGCATTTGCAAGTGCGTCTGATATTTGGTCCGCCCATCCTTTAACGTCTATACTCCAAAGTTCTTTTTCTAAGTCTTGGACAAAAAAACTTATCTGATCATCAAGTTCAGCAATTTTTTCCTTGTATTCCTGTAGTGCATGTTTCGAGGATTTTTTCTTTTTATCCTCTTTGTTATACATCTTTACATAATCCTGTCGCTGTTGTTCTAAAAGATTTAGCTGTTGTTGATAACCATTAACATCTCCGCCAGCAGAGGAGTAATAGTCTAACATAGCCTTGCTTGCTTTACCACCAATATTCTTAGAAGTAAGAGATTTATACTGCTCTTGATAGTTTCTTAGTACACTTCCAATATCATATCCGAGCGTCCTTTCTTGTGCTTTGGATATAAGCTGAGTATATCCTTCAATTTTAGAAACGTCGTCCCTTAACCCTTGTATTTGTCGCTCCAGCCTGTTGTCATGTGCTTTTGCAATCCCTCCAATTAAACCGAGTGATGCGCCGGCAGCCATACCCCAAGGACCAAGGAAAGATAGCGAGGATGCTCCTTGTATCGCTCCGCCTGCAACAGTGCTCATATCTGACATTAGATTTGCTGCACCGCCCATTCCGATGGAATCAAAAACACTACCAAGTAAATCTAAACCTTGCTTAAATTTACCAAGTCCATCTATGACGTCGTTCATAGTATTGCTGAACTTCTTGTATTCTGCAGACTTATTGTCGTTGTTTTGTATTTTTTTGTTTTGCTCTTTAACCTTGTTAATCGCAGCATCAGCGTTGATGACTGCCGAGGCATACTTTCCTGCAGCCTTTACATCATCAGGATTTTTTTCAAGGTCCGCCTTGGCAGCATTTCTTTCTTGTACAGCTGTCTCTGCGCGCTGAGTGTCTATGGCAAGTTGTGCGACATCGCTCTCACGCCTTTTATCTAAGATACCAAGCCAACCGCCACGTAAAAATGCAGAAAATTCGGTAATATTCTTTTTATCAGTTACATCCTTTAATGCTTTATTTATTTTATCAACCTTATCTATATATTCTTCTGCAGATATAGCTCCGGCTTTAAGTGCATTGTCAGTTTTCCGTATAGCTATGTCGGCATTAGTCTTTATTCCTGATATTGGAATAGATACATTTTTAGATACCAAACGTTTATATCCATACGATGCTTCGTTAGTCTTTATATCTCTTTTTGCTTTTGCAATAGTTGCTCCTTGCTCATATTGAGAATTAGAAATTTTACCTATTTCTAAAGCAATTTTTAAATTCTCTATGGTTTTGTCATATTCGCTGTTAGCTTTTCTCACAATATCCATGAAACGTGTTATCCCACCGATAAGGTTAGAGTATGTTTCCACAGACTCGTCATTAATCTGCTTCTGTAAATCTCTCCATTTCTTCAGCTCCTCAACGATACTTTTGATTTTGTTCGCGCTTATGTTTTCTCCGAGCATAGCCTTTACACTATCTTCAATTTCTCTATCGGAAGCGTCTGCGTTAAATTTATAGGAAGACTTCACACCTGCATCTTTCAAGTCTGCGACTATCTTTTCCCGTGCGGCGTCTGCCACATTCTGGTATTTCTCGGCATTGAAGCCTGACAAAGACATGGCAAGCTGCTTGTCTCCGGTTTCCTTTAACACCTTATTATACATATCCCACTTCTTTGTAAGCCTGTCGAGCCATAACGACGTCTTTGAAGCCCATTCTTCTGATGCTTTGGAAAAATCATCAAACTCCACCTCGCTCATTGATTTGCTAAGCTCCTTTATAGCATCAAGCACATAGCTATTCTTTCCACCTTTAGTATTATAATGAGCTTCGAGCTTCTTTTTCAAAGTATCAAGGTTGTTGTAATAATTGGGAATATCTTTGAACGAGAATCCTGCTTTTGCTAATGCGGAATCCTTACCAAAGAACAATCTTTGGATTTTTTCTAATGCGCCCTCATTTCCGATTTCTTTTTCCCACTTCCTGTACTCCTTATAGGCATCTGCAAGAAGTTTGGCTTGTGAACGAATGTCCTTTGTGTATTTGTCTTCCTTATTTCTACCGCCTTTGTTTCCACCGCTTTTTTTACTGTCGCTTGTCCAAGACTGATGTTCACTATCGAGGAAACCTCCATTCTTTAATATTATATTAGTTATATCTTCATAATCTTTTAAGGAATCAAACTCTCCGCGCATGTCAGTTAGTTTATCCCAATCAGCACCATACACATTCCCGGCTTTGTCAGCATGGCTTTTTATAAACTTGCTTATCTCCCTTTTCTTTATTTTCTTTTGAGTAGTAATAAGCTTTAGGAATGCTTTGGTTTCTTCTGTGTTCTTGAAATTAAAATCCGGAAGTACATCTACTTTCAAAATCGCTTTAATGCGTTTCTGATTCGCTTTGAGTTTTTCTTCCGAATCCTTTATAAGTTTTCTCTTGCTTTCAATAAACTCAGTGTAATCCACATCAATATCTGGAGAAACAGAAACCCCAAATCGTTTCGCACGTCCTTGCCAAGAGAGCATTTT